TATCAGTTGCTTTGATAAATATTTGGGCCATAAAAGCAGCATCTTTATCTGTCCACTGGCCAAATTCTGCTGGTGGTCCTGCATCGTGTCCTGCTCTAACCATTCGTTGTTTTAATATAAATATTTCACTTGGGTCCATATCAATAAAGTTTCTATACTCTGCACCTTTTGGGAATGGTGCATCATACTCTGTAGGCTCTCCAGTAGTAGGGTCAGTTTCAGTTTTAGACTGAACCATTCCATCTTTATCGGTTGTATATCCCCACGCTGGATGAGTTGACCTATAAGTACCTGCTGGGTCCGGTATATATTCTCCAGCATCAGATTGTTTTTGTAATCTCTCTTCTGTTTCTCTAGCACTTGTGTAATCAACACTGTTAAGAGTTTTGTTTATTTCATCTATTATGTCTTGTGTATTTGTTTGTGTACCCTGTCCAAAAAATCCTGGTTTTTGAAATACATATGATGTTGCACCTTTAACAGAACCTTCAGTCGGTCTATCAATTACCGGTTCAGCACTTCTAATTTCTGCATCAGCTTTTATTACTAACTCTGTTAATTTATCTATGTTTAGATTTGTTGTGACATCATTGTATAAAGCTATTGTTTCATCACTAAATATGCCTCGTAAATCAGCGTTTTGAAATATTTGGTTTAAATTAAAAGTTTGAGTATTAGCATCAACTGATGTGCCTTTTTCATTTATTTTTGCGATATCATATTCATATGCAGCTTGTTGAAGATAATAAGCTATTATACTTCCTATAGATTGTGAACCTATCCCACCTTCACTAAAATCAGCAACATCTATACCAGTGTCATCACCGCTACCTTCTTCCAGGTCTAATATATTATTTTCTTCGTTATCCGGGTCCATTATCTATCCTTTATATTTGTTGGGTTTACTGGGCTTATTTCGTAAAACAATACTTCATTAGCTAATTGTCTAAAGTTTGTACCTTCACTCTTAGCCACGATGTCCTCCCATATAAATCTCATTACTTCCTGTGCTTCTAAGTAGTCATCGCTACTACCACTTAACACTGGATTACTTCTTGAAGAACCTCTAATTCTTAATGTTTCACTTTGCCCATACCTGTTAGTGTATGTGTAGTTTCCATTATTAAGAAATACATCAAGAACTTCGTTTCTTCTTTGTACATATTCTACTACAAATGCATACTCCGGTGAATTTTTAGTAAGTTCATAATCTCCCCAATTTGAAAGTTCAGACATAATAGTTTCTATCTTTGCTCTTTGTTGCTTTCCTACAAAATTGTAAATGTTAGCAATACCATACTCATCTTGTATTTCTCTTTTAGCATCTGCATATGCATCTTCCCAGTTTCGTTCCGGTTCATTATTTCTTATATCTACTTTCTTTTTTTCTAATTCAAAGATAGCTTGTGACTGTTGCATAAACTCTGCATATTGTCTTGGATTTAAGTTTTGACTTTCTATCTCATAAAATGCTGGATAATATAATTCATCTTCTATTTTGTCCGGTTGTATATACACACCAGTGTTGGGTAATGCACCTGGTTCAAGTATGTCTTTTCTATTATCTTGGTTCCACCAAAAGTATGAATGTTCCTTTACTGGTTTTTTACCCATACTTTGGTTCTTAGATTGTGTTAATGGAATAGGATTTATACCAAACTTCTTTTCAAAATCCATATCTGTTTGTATGTAATCATACCCATTCTTAATTAACAACTCATCGTATTTAGATTTTAAGGCCTGTGTTGTCCACCAAGTTCCATCTTTATCTTCTACTTCTATCCTTGGTTGTATTCCAGTAGGTAATGTAAATTGTGTAGTTCCTCTAAAAATAAATAATTTACCTGCTTGGTCAAATGCTTTATTCATATATTTATCAATACTGTTTTGGTCTGTTTGGTCAACTAAACCTGCTAATACAAATCCTGTATAAGTATCCATAACTGCTGTACCAAATTGTGCTTGTCGTTCTACACTGTAAGTATTTTCGTTTGTAAATAATTTTTGTAGCCAGGCTGGTAGCTGGTCAAGAGGATTACCTCTACCGAAAGAACCTAAAAAGAAATCTTGTATTCCTTTAGGAACCGGCATTCTTTGTGCAATTATATTTGCTGGTATTGTAACTAATGGTCCAAAACCTGGTGCGAAACCATTCTGTGCTATTAAGTTAAGACCGCTAGCATATCCTGGTAAAGACATTCTTACACCTTCATCTTCTAAGTTTTCACCAAAAGCTGTCTGTTGTGCTACTGCTTTCAATGCCCTACCGGCAACACCAAATGATAATAAGTTCAATGCATCTACATAGTTAAACATCATCTTGCCTGTTCTTGGGTCCTCTTCTAAGAAACCATTTTCACTATCCCAAGGTTTTGCTTCTTCACCATTGTCTATTGCAATTCTTGTTTTATTAAACTTCTGTGGATTTTCTTGTATTAATTTACCCCAAGATTGGAATACCTCTGCCCATATTTCCGGGAATGGTATGTACTTGTTAAACAAATCGCTGGCCATATGTCTTTGATTTGTAGAATACAATATTGTTTTTACTTCTTCCATTGCTTTAGCTTTTAATATATCTTCTGCTTGTTTAAGAGAAGTAATTGTATTTTCAACTGCCGGTTGTTTAGCAGCTTCTATTAGCTGGTCCCATAGTTTATTACCATCTACCCAGGCTTCTGCACCTTTTAAAAACTCTGCTTTAGTTGCATCATCCATATAGGCCATAGCCTCTATTGCATTTTCATAGAATGCATACCTAAACAATGGGTCCCTGTTTAAACGACTAGATGGGCTTGCAAGTAAACTATCATAAGCAGTATCTATTATTTTTTTGTAACCACCCATAGCACCAGGATTATAATTAGCATCATCAAAATATCCAGCTGCTACTATCTTATCTCCAACTACCATTGTTCCGCTTTCACTTATTCTTTGTGAACCATCAAACTTAGCTGGTAATGACATAGGGCCTAATCCTGCTTTATCAACTTCCGATGATAATTCTTCAATTAATTCTTTATAGAATGCCTGGTTAGCTTGTCCTTTAATACTTTTACCACCTGTTCTAACTGAATTACCTTTAAGCAACTGGTTATGTTGTTTCCATTTAACCCAGTCTTTCCTATTAAGAACACCACCAGTTCTAATCATTTCTAATATTTGTGAACTCTTAACTGAATTTAAGTCGCTTGTAAATTTAGGATATATTTTATATCCATCTTTAAATCCTACTTGTCTTGCAGCTTCCGCAGATATTGGTATGTTTGTTACTGGGTCTAGTATTTGATGGTCTGCACCTATAAGCCTTGCTATTCTATATTGAACACTCTCTAAATATTCTTTGAATGCTTTATCACCAGCAGCATTTTTTAATCCATATATTTTATCTTCTTCGTTAAAACTTCTTCTAACTAAGTCATCTATAATTTCACTACCTTCATTTCTAAAATATTTGAATGCTTCATCTATTCCCATATTCGCTACTCTTACTGCAATAGGGTCAGTAGCTAGTAGTTCTATTTCACTCCATAATGCTTCCCAGTATCTAGGATTAATACTTCCATCACCTAAATACTTATCAACTTGTATAAACATATTTTCAATTAAATCTTTACGACCTGTTTTAAATGCAGCTGTTAATGCTTGGTCACCCATAGATGACATATACTCCGGTGTGTTATTCATTAAACTACCACCTGGTAATCCTTGTGCGGCACCCTTAACTTCATCTACTGATATTTTTAATGCATCAAAGTTAGATTTAAACAATGCCTCTAGTGCTGGTTTATTAATAACACTATCAATGTTAATTGATTTAGCACCTTTACCTTCTTCTACTAAATGTAAAAATATTAAATTACTATTATCTAAGTTTCCTAATGCTTTACCAAATCCTGCATCTATTGCTGTTTGTCTATTAACTACATAAACACTTTCCTGGAATGCATTCATACCTATCATTGCAGCATTAGTTATAGCATTATCACCACTAAGTCCTACCGCTACATCTAACATAATATTTCCATCTTTGTCTGTATAAACACCCATTGCGTGTTTGTCTTTAGCCAACAATGCAACTGTGTCATCATCAAAAAATAAATTATCTATTTGTGTATCTAAATATTCTGCTGGTGTTATACCATACTTAGCTGCTTCTTTTTCTATTTCGCCAACATTACCTATTTGCATTTCTTTATTTTTATAAGCAGATACGAATACATCACCTTCTGCTGGTCCTCTGTATCCTAAGTCTATAAATCCTTGTTTAGATAAATCTACTGAAAAACCACCAGTTGCAAGTATTGCTTCACCCATAGAGTTATAGGTATTTCCATCGTATCCTTGTATTGCACCTTTAGCTTCGGCCTTAATAGTTTTCTTTTTAGCATTAAATGTTTTTTCTGTAAGTTCTGCAAACTTTACATTTCTTACATCAAATCCATTGACTGCTGCATCAACCATATACTCACTAACTTCACCACTGTAATTAGTTTCTAGCAAGTATCGTTTAATTAGTTTTTCTGCTTGTCCGTAATCCATTGCATTTAAAGCTGCAACATCACTTTCATCTAGCATCTTTAACATAAACTGTATATCTTCCGGTTTCATTTGTGTTGACATTACTAACTCACCGGTATTGTTCCATATTCTTGCTACTGCTTCTGCTCTACTTCCTTCAAAAAAGTCATAGTATTTATTAGAAGTAAGAGATAATCTAGTTAAGAATTTTGTAAATGGATTAACATTTCCTGCATATGCGTTTCTCAAACCTTCTTCCGGAACTACACGAAGCAACAAAGCTAACCTAATCATCCATAAAGGTTTCAGGAAATCATTTTGAAATGTATTAAACATATAGTCTATGCTTCCTTGTGGTTTTAATTTACCTTGTCCTTCATATGCTCTTCTAGGAATTTTAAATTCTTTTACCCAGTCTTTGTCCTGTATAACTCCTATGTTTTTACCCCAGGCTTTTAATAAACTTTCCTCCGGTCCTATTAATTGCTGATGTGCTTTTGATGCACGAAGTATATCTTGTGGGTCCATAAGTAAAGAGAATGAACCGCTTGCTTGTGATAATAAATGCATAGTAGGTACTGCTTCATACACATATCTTTCCAAATCTGTTGGGTCAAAGTCTTTAATACCAGCTCTTTTGTAATACTCTTCTAAATCTTTTATTAATGTCTTATATCGTTTTTTAATTTTAGTTCCGTTAAATGCAAGAGAACCAGCTGTACCACTAAAGAAACTTCTTAACTCTTCCATTTGTGCAGAAAAGTTTTCTTGTTGTTTTACAATATCTTCTACATCAAATTTTAAGTTAGGGTTTTTATCTATAATACTTCCAGCAATATCCATATTGGCTCTATTAACTAAGTCATCTAATTGTGTTTGACTTGTTGCTTGTAGTCCTTCACGAATATATGCACCTCTTGTCTTTGGGTCAACAAATGCAGCTTTAAGCATATTGTCTATATTCTTAACGCTGTTGTCTAGTTCTGTAACCATTACTACTGTTTCCGGTCTAAGTGCTAAAGCTCTCTGCATATGTTTTGGTAACATTAATTTAAGTTGTTGTGATGCACCTAGTATTCCTTTTACTGGATTATCTGTTCCTAGTGCAAGTAATTTTCTAAATGGTGCTACTTCTGTAGTTTTACCTAGAATTACTTTGTTCATATAATTAAAAAACTCACCATAAGCAGTAGGTTTATAAGGCAATACTTTTAGCCCTAAGTTTTTATTGCTTTTGGTCAGTTGTCTAACATTGTCTAGTTCTATTTTTTTATTAGCTGGTAAATATTCTTTTATGATATTAAACATATCATCGTAGTTTTGGTCTGTTAATCTTCCTGCTTTAGCTACAGTTTCTAGTATTTGTTTAATATGCAATGGGTCATCTACTACATTAAGAACTTGCAATACTGATACTGGTAATCTATCAAACTCTTTTATATCTCGTAAAAATGCTAATCCTTCATCTCCATCTAAATCTGCTAAAGCTCTTGTAAACTTTATACCCCACTCTTCTGTTAATACTTCATCTGCTGTTTTACCATAAAACAATGCTCTGTTTTCTTTACCTGTTTTACCTGGTAAAAAACCTTTCCAAAACTGTGCATTCTTATAAGCAGGAGTTCCAATTCTTGTTGCAGCTTTATTAGCATTTAACATTGTTCTCATTGCAGTTTTAGTTCCAGCACCATACATAAGTGCTAAGTTCATAGGGTCAGCAGCTACTCTAAAAACACCATCAATAAGTCCGGATATAACACTGTATCCTGTGCTTCCAGGGTTAGTCATTGTAGATGCAATAACTCTTCCTGGAGATATATTTATTTTTTCTCCACGCTTAGTTGTATATTTAAACCTATCTTCTGCTTGGTCAAAAGCATTTGTAATATCTCTACCATAAATAGCTTTAGCTTTGTTATAAGCTACTTGTGTACTTTCACCAGCACGAATAGCATTTAAGTATTCTTGTGTTTTAGTTAAATCTACAGAGTTAGGCATTAATCCATCTCCTAGGTTTATAGGATTACCTTTTCTTTTTTCTTGTACATATCTAGTTAACTCTGATGGTCCATACGCATCTCTAGCTTCTCTGTATTTATCACCAACACCATCACCAAGTAATGCATTTAAAACACCTTGTGTGAACGCACCTCCACCTTCACCTTTATCACCAACAAGTATTTCCGGTATTCCAGCTAATGTTGCTAGTGCAACTGTGCCTGGAACTGATTTACCTTCTGCTTGTGCAGCGACTACTGCTGATTTAAAACCTCTTGATACTGGTTGAAACATACTGTCAAGACCTAAGATACCTACTTGGAATGCTCGTTTTAATCCACCTACTTCTGTCACTGGTTCTACCTGGTATTGCTCTGCTAATATTTCTGCTGTTTTCATAGCAGTTGCAAAAGCTACAGTATCATCTTCTTGCGTACCAGCCATTGCTTGATAGGCATTCATTTTAAATGGTACATTAGGATATGTTCTACCTAGTCCTACAAAGTTGTTAACTAACTCTTGGCCTTGAGGTGTCTTAGACATTTTTTGGCCTTGCTTGTAAGAGTTAACTCTGTTTAAAGTTTCTCTAGCTATTGCCTCGCTTATATGTGAAGCAGAAAAAAACGATGAACCACGCATTAGAAAGTTTCTGTATCTGCGTTTTGTGGTCCAACTTTTTCTACTCTTGGTGCTACAAAAGTATCGTTAGTTAAATATTCAGCTATCATTGGGTCACGAAATTCATCAAACAAACCCATCCAATAAGCCTCTACATCCATTTGTGGTTTACCTGGAATGTTTGCACCCGCTGTTCTTAAACCATTAGTTATAGGAGTACTTCCAAATTTAGTAGGTGCACCTAATGCTATAGGTGAAGCTGGTTGATTTATTTTTGCATTTACTGCTTCTCCTTCCGGTCCAGTAGTTTCTGCACTAAGTCCCGGTGCTAATGTGTCGTTAATAACTTTACTTTGTCCTGTTGGGTCGCCACTCTTCCTTGGTACATACAAGTCTTGATAACCTGGGTCGGCTTTCATATCTGTAGCTTGTTCAGCTGTTTTTTTACTTGCTGGTTTACGCATACTTCTCATCTTCATCTAATAAATACTCACTAAGACTTAACATAAATTGATTTAAGTTTGTCATTTCTTGTGGTAATTCTATCTGCATACTTATACGCATAAATACTCCTGGTATAGGTCCAGGCATATGGTATTCCACATAGTGAGGGGTAAATTCAAAATCTGTTGGATTTTGTTCTATTGATGTTATCCATTCACCAGGTTGATTGTGAACAATATCAAAAAATGTTTTATCAATTTCCGCCATTGGGTCAAATTCTTTAGGCACCTGGTCCACCTCCTTGTGCAGCTACTTGTGCTAATACTTGTTGTAATCCTGGTGGAGGTCCTCCTTGTGGTTGTTGAGGTCCACCCACAAGTGCTTCCTCCTCCGGTGACATTTCATCACCTTCAGCAGTATAGAACTTCTCTAAAATTTTGTTTATATGTTGAGGATTTTTCTTTATCTCTATTGCGGCCATAGTAGCTTTAGGATTACCTTGTGCAGCTTGGGCCATAAGACTTTCAAACAATACATTTTCTGCTCTCTCGCTATTTATTCTTTGTTGAATTTGTGTAATGTTATCTAATCCATCCATATTTTCTTGTAATGTTTGTGTATCAATAATGCCTTGTTGTTTTAATTGAAGGCCTGTAATAATTTTTTGTGGCTCATCAAATCCGGCCATAACACCATAAATTCTTCTAGTCTTATACATTTCTGCAATGTCACTCTTAGGAACATATGTTTCTTTGAAAGCTGTACCATTGCGATAACCTGCAATAGGTTTTCTCATATCAGCATACATAGCTTCATCCCACTCTAGTCTTTTAATATCAACCTGTTCTAAAGCGTTTTTTAGTATTGTTTGATATTCTTTAATATGTAAAGATGCAGACTGGCCTAGTTCTTCAAGTCCTCTACCAGTAACAAATGCGTTTGGTGACTGTCCATCATCACTAACCGGATAAGCAGCACCTAATCGTAAATGTCGTTCTAGTCTATCTATCTGTTGGAACAGCTGATAGGGTAGATTATTCGTAGGTTTGCTTACTTGCGAACCAGGAGTTAAGTAATTAACTGCTAATCTTCCTTTCTTATACTGTCCACTTTCTATCTCTCCAATGATGTTTGTTTCGGTAAATACCGCATCTTCCATTGCAATGACAGATAGAACATTTATCTTCGCCATATTAGCCATCAGTCCTATCGTGTGATGGAATTGGCCTTGCATTTGGTCAAATGCAAATCTTTTAGCTACAACAAATCTTGGTCCGGATTTAAGTGGGTTAGGTACAAAATCTATTACTTCCATTTTTTCCGGTAGCAATATGTAAGTACCATCTTTGTCATAGTATTCTGCTACAACCATTCCAGCACCACTTTGATTAGCCCACCCTTTGTCGTATGATGACATATAAGCTAATGTTTGGTTTTCATTAGGCACATCATCTAAAATCATATTTGCGTGATTTGGATACATTTCTGCAAGTGCTTTATGTGGAACTCTTTGAACTATTGCAAGTTCGTTAGGTTGTTGTCCATCACCAAAATAACCAGGGTAACAAAGATAAGGGTCTTTTATTTCTGCATATGGATAAGGAATACCATTAGCATCCTTTTTTTCTTTTAATACCCATACTGCAAAACCATAACCAGGTAGCCATCTACCTACTTGTGGTAATTGTAAATCTAAATTTTGAATGTCATCATATGCGTGTACTATTCGTTCTAGTTTTTCTGCACGCTTTGTTGCTCTCTCACTATCTTTGTCATTGTAAACATCTACTTTTAAGTCCGGGGCTCTTCCTAATTTTTGTGCAAGTCTATCTAGTCCGGATTGTAATAAGTTTGGTGCAGGTATTTGTTGATAATCCATATCACGCATTGATTTACCAAGTAATGCTTTTAGTCCATCAGCACCACCATTCATAATATCTCTTATGTTATCTTTGTCACTTGCAAATTCTGCGTGCTGTTGTCTTAATTCATATACTCTGTTATATACTTGTTCTGCGTTTTTCATTATCTCCAATTATCTAAGTCCATTGTACTTAGCTCGTATCCTCCAAAACTTGGTTCATATTCTAGTCCCATTGTAGCAAGTCTTTCCTTCTGCATTCTACGAATAGTTTTCATAGGAAACCAACTAGCCATAACTATGTCGGTTTTAGTTCCTACACTTCTACTCTTATTTTGTGCAGAAGAGAAATAAACCAACTGACTTTTATATAAGTTTACCTTCTCTTGGGCTTCAAATCCATTATATGGTAAAGAAATTAATTGTTGTTCAAACAATGGCCTCATAGCTGTTACACCATAAATAGGGTCGTGCTTGTTAGAATATGTTTGTGTACCTTCTAAAAATATTCCGTGTCTTCCTGCAAAATCTTTAATAGATTGGTCTTGTCTAATTGCACGCTGAAATCCATTCTCTTCAATAACCCAGTGTGACAAACTATACTTTTGATACCATTCTTTAATAATTTTTAAGGCTTGTGGAATACCTCCACCTAATGAGTTTTCCATATCTACCATAAAAAGTTTGTTTGCTGATTGGTCATAACCCCATAAAAATGCAGCTTGATATCCAGTTGATGCCGGGTCAAGTCCTGCAATTAGTCTTACATTGTGAGGTATGTGTCCAATAGTTCTACTTTGGTCCCTACAAGCATCTATTTCTACGCTATCAAATAAAGCCATACCATCCGGCATTGCTACATTAAGATAAACCATTTCGTATATTGCTCTACCACCTGTAGTTTCTGCACTTTTCTTTCGGCCCATTAACCATTTGTAGGTTCTTTTGCTTGCCCATAACATACAGTCCTGGTGTTTTATATCATCCCATTCGGGTAATGTACATCCAGTATCGTGTGCTTCCTCTACTATTGTTTTCCAACCTTCGTTATCTAACAAATGAGAATACAAGTCATCGTAATGTTGCCTAGAACCAATTACTACTAAAGCTGTATGTTCTTCTTTACGAGATGATAATGTTGTAGTCCACCAAGTTCTAGTGTTTTCTCTTGATGATGGTTGCATAGTAGATGAATGGTCCTCTAAGTCATCAGCAATAATGATGTCACAGTCACGAGATAATATTTTACCACCTCTACCAATACCTACCATAGTAGGTGACTTGATACCTGTAACTGTTCTAGTTCCAACTGTAAATCCATTTTGTGACCAAGCTTTACCTGCACGACTACCAGGTTTAAAACTTTTTCCTGGAGGGCATAAATCTTCTATAAGTTTTTCGTTGTTTTCTAATTGGTCAATAACTGAACTAACTGCGTTCTTAGCTATTTCTTCATTACCACCAACCCACAAGATACGAACATTAGGGTTTTTAATTATTAGCCATACTGCAAAATGTATTAACAAATCTGTTTTTCCGTGTCTAGGTGGTGATAGTATCATCTGCTGGTTGCCGTGTTCTATTGCTTCTAAGATAGATGATATCCATTTAATGTGAAAGTCCGGAGTTTCATAAGGTATTCCCTGTTCGGTTTCAAAGTATCTATCTCTAAACATTTTAAAATCAGCTAACGATTTTTCTGCTTTAGCTGGTAGTGTCCAGTTTTCGGCCTTCTCTTTGGTTTCCATATCTTCTAACCAGGCCGCATATGCATAACTAACTGCTGCTTTAGAACACTGTAGCATTTCAGAAGCATCTTGTTTTGTAATTTGTTTTTTAAGAATTAATGGTCCTAAATCTTTTTCTATTAATTTTTCATAAACTTCACCTCTACGCTTTTGTGTATCCGGTGTAGCTACTGGTTTACCTTCATTATCAGGTTCATAGACTGCACCTTGTTGTTCAGCATAGAATTTTTTATTATGA